TCCGCCTGATTTTGTCTCATTGATGATAAAACCCAATGATTCAACTTTTTCTCTAGCACTTTTATAGTACTGAGTTGGGATTAAGATGTCGTCAGAAAACATTTTGACGATATCAAACTCTCGTAGTATCGCTGCTACTATAAGAGTCATTACGTTAGCGAAGTAGCCTAAACCTACTCCTCTTTTTGGAACGACGTGTTCGCCGTTTTCCATTCTGATACTAAGCCTGCTGAAAAGTTTCTTGGCAAGCCTAGTGTATTCCTCTGTCTCTTGACAGGGGTACATCTCCGTGATTATATCCATGGTATCCATGATATACTCTCTCGGGAACTGAAGCCCGAATCCCTTAAAGTCCAGTTTTGTACTTTGAGTCCATCTTCTGTGGATGTCTTTACGGACATCCGTCAGAGTTTCGTTGCAGACAACGTACGGAGCCCTCTTTAATATGGGCTCAGTAAAGAAGTGCCACCAGCTACTACATAGCTTATAAGCTTTAGGTGGCAACCAGACCTCTCTTTCTGTAAGTGGAGAGGTCTTGAATCTTTGGTAGTCCCATGAGTTCAACCAAGTATTTTCCGGCTTTTCGTAGTCGTGTTTTATTTCATGCCCATCGCTATATAAGTTTGGCGATAGACTCATCACAGCTTCATTAACTGGGATGTCAACTTGTTTCGGAGCGTATTTGCTCAGGAAACTCCTCACGATAGCCTTTACACTATCGCGTTGTGTATCAGAAGGTACCTCCAACTGGGTAAGGTACATCTTACTCTCTTTCTGAAGGTCCCAATCAGGAAGAGCTTGAATAGATGGTAACTCTCTCGTTACCATCTTAGATGTCTTAAGTTGTTTATCCCTAAGACATAGTTGCTCAGTTAGCCATATCGGATTATTGGCTAACTCTTCTGGTATAGTTTTCTTCGCTATACGCAGATCGTACAAATGAGCTCGCAATTCAGCGTAGTCCTCATATTCCTTCTCTCCTTTTAAAGTGAGATGGTGCTTCATTATCCTTAAACACATCAAGCGGGTGTGGGGATATTCTGATACATGAAATTTCAGGTAACAGGCGATTTTCAGGAGGTGCTTAGAGCACTTTGAACACAAAAGTTCCTCTCTGAGCCGAGCTTTATATTTATATAATTCTCGGTATGAAAACCCTAGTAGCCATCCCCCTCCTTCGGATATGTGAGGCTCATGCTCTGCAGTGAGCGTCTCTGTACACAGTTGCCCCCCGATGAGTGGGGTACGCCTTTTCCTGAGCTCTCTTTTAAGCCTAGGAATCATTACCCTCTTCGCAAAAGGCGAAGGGGGAAACTCAGTAAGATTTTTCTTACTGAG